GTCCTACTACACAAATAATCATATGCATCTATTAAAGTTTTCAAGAAATATATTAAAGGTAATTCCTCTCCATTATATTTCCAATAAATAAATGGCATCTTATCCCATAGTTGCGGTTTTCCATCAACTGCAAAATGGCCTAATATACTAATCTGCTCACTATCTTTTTTAATAAATAGTCCACTTCTTTTTTCAACTTCTTCTACATCTTCTATTAGATTTTCTCCATCATAAATATAATATCTCACACCTTCTAAGTCCCAATATTCAACTTTTGTCCTCTTTTCCTTTTGTTCTTCAGTTGTATATACCTCTACATCATAAAACATTATAACAGCTGCTAAAACTTCATGTTCTTCATCTTCCCATATCGGTACTATTCTGGTAGCATATCTTAATCTTACCTTAAAGTCTCCTTTTTCATCTATGTATAATTGCCACCACGCAATGCCTCTTTTTACTGCTTCTATCAAGGTATATTTTAATCTTTTGTGCATTTTATTATTAAATATTCCTTTTAGGATTTCTTTATAGTCGGGATCTTCTTCTTCATCTTTTTCTATAACTTGTTTTATTGTAGGTTTTTTTCTTAATAAATATCCAGCTTTTTGATTTATCATTTTATACAAAATAGAATGATGTAGCTTAAAATTTTGTGCGTGTGGAGATACTTGTTCTTGCCCATTTTCATCTATGTATATTCTTTCTTTGTCCTTAATGTCTCCGTTATTTTTATAATATCTAGACCCTATTTGCATATGCTCATACTCATCTGAGTGCTTAAATTCATCTATTTGTGTTTTTACAAATTTAGAAAGCACCATTCCTTTTTTTAATCCTTCCTTTAGGATAAAATCAACTTTTTCCATTTCTGATATCATTTTGTTATCTCACTCCTTTATTTGCATAAAAATATGCACCTTTTCTCTTAATTGGGAATAATGTTTGTAGCAAGTATCTTAATGCATCTAATGCGTGGTCATTTTCCTTAACTGGTTTGTCCTCGCCTCTTTCTTGTGCCTTGCTATCCCAAATGTAACTTGCAAATTCCCTTAAAAGATTAGGGCAATTCTCAGCTACGATATGTATTCTTTCTTCCTCTAAAAAAGACAGTACCAAATTGATACCATCTATAACTGCATTATCTGCTTCTTTTACTTCAATATTATTTTGCTTAAATAAGTTTATAAGAGATGTAGCACTTGGATCTATAATTGTTTTTCTTATTTTCAAATCTCCTATAAATTTCAAATAGTCTTGTAAAAATAATGTATCTGTTTTTATTTTTTCATCTGTACCTTTGTTGTAATACTCTTTCAGTATATAAACATGCGGTTTTTCTTTTATGTACTTTATTCCGCAAAGCAAAAATACTTGTGGATTAGTGATACCATAGTCACTCGGTACATAATAATAATCAAAACTTGACGGTAGATCACTGTATTTTATAGTATGTCTTTCTTTCTTAAAATTAGGATATATAATACCTTCAGCAAGTACCCATAGTCCTAATATAAAACGCTGATAAAATATTCCTACAAACATACTGCGATACCTTGCTTTTACTTCTTCGGATAAACTTAAGTTGTCCTCCATTGTAAAATGAAGATATAATATTTTCTTTTCTGCTGCCTTATCAATCCATTCCACCTTAAACCAGTGATTTGGTCCTTCAGGGTTACAGTTAAACCAATATTTAGAGCCTTCAACACTACAACGAGCCAATGCTTGATTAACAAATGACTCTGGCATAAGTGCAACTTCATCCAGGAATACACCAGCAGCAGTAATACCTTGTACTAGATCTTGGCTTCGTTCATCTTTACCACCAAAAATATAAAAGTAATTCATTTTGTCGCCTTTTGATATTTCTACATAATTGTCGGACCTTCTATCTCTTACTTTATATCCTTGTGCTTTTAGCATTAGCTTTAGCCAAAATAAAACATTTCTTCTAAATGCTCCTACTGTTTTACCTGCCATAATGAAATTCTGGCCATTAAATTTGGCCATTGCCCATATTACAAATGATAATGACATACATAATGTTTTTCCTGCTCTAATTGCCCCATCAGCAATTATTCCATTATGGTCTTTCATTGGACTTTCATCAGTCCACCATGTCAATACTTTCGTTTGCTTTACACTAAATGGCTTGAATTGAAATACTGTTCCATTTCTTATTCTTTTTCTTAATTCGACAGCATTTGACATTATCTTCTTTTTTAGGTTAGAAATTCTTTCTTTTATAGGAAGGTCGCTTTTATTCGGTATTATCATCTGCCCACACTTCCTTTGCTTTTAGATTTAGAGCTTCTATCAATGCTTCTCCATTATCCTGGTTTTCATATTCTCCGGATTCTTTTGCCGCCTCTATCTCCATTTTCATAAGTTCTAATTCTAACCTATTGTCATCGATATCCATTTTGTGTAATGACTCTATACATCTTCTTTTGTGTTCTTGCACTCTGGTAAGTGCTTCTTCTATTCTTTGGATAGCAACTATTGTGTTTTCAGCTTGTGTAGTTGTTGTTGCAGAATTTTCTTTGTTATATCCTACATTTTGGTAATTTATTTTTGACATTGTATTTATGGTCATGTCTTTTCCATCATTCAGTTTTTTTATTCTTTCTAGCATTCTTCTTTCTCGAATTCTTGCTATTGCTATTTCTTCTAATAATAATTTTTTCTTATCTTCTTCAGCTTCACTATAAACTTTTAGTTCATCCTCAGAAAAAATCCCAGAGAATACATTTTCAAATTCTCCGGGTTTTTAATGCATTTTTATTTTCTTGTTCTGCTCCAGGACCACCTTTATTTCCTACTGCGTTTTTATTTCCTTTTTGTACTTTACTTCTGTTACTTTTCCTTTTCCATTTGCTCTTTTGAATTAAATATACCAGTTCGCTTTGTGTGATAGTATATTTGTTCATTATTGCTTTGTATGTGGCCCCGATCCATATAATCCTTTTTTATTTTAGGAATCTTACTTTTATCTATCACACCATCTCACCACCTGCTTTCATACATTTAATCCATTACCAATTTGTAATAATTCATTTCTTTTTAGTCTTGTATTGGTAAAAGAAGGCTCCCATGTTGCGAATTGATTATCTTGCGGTATTTTTATAATGTTACCTTTTTCTATGTTTTCTACTGCTTCGCATATCATTTCTACACCAATAGGAAATATTTGCTTCCATAAATCGTGATAGTCCCACTTTTTATTTACATGAATTGCTCTTTGTAAAAATATTTCTCCTCCATCTACTGAGTCATCCAGCCAAAAAACTGTTGCACCAGTTATAGTTTCTCCCATTGCTACTGTCCATCTTACTGCATCTTGTCCACGATGTCTTGGCAGTAATGAGGGATGAAAACCTATTGCTCCATATTTAGCCTTTTCTCTTATTTTGGTAGAAATATACCAATGCGAATGTGCAGCAACTACTAAATCTGTATTTTCTGGTATATCTCGTGAAACTAACTTATCACAATCGCTAATAACTGGAATTCCCAACTTGATAGCATACCCTTGCATTTTATCATAATATTTCTCCTGTGGTGGTGGAGCAACTCCAACTATATTATGACCTCTTTCGTACAAAGCCTTTAATACTTCTTTTCCAAAACTCTTTTGTCCGCATATAAAAATATTCATATCACATTATCCTCCTATATATTTGAAACCTTGAACTGCTCTAAAATGTCCGCCATATCCGGATCCACATCCTGTCATTTCTCCATTATGCTTTATTCTAGATTTTGTTATAGATTTTGCACTTTTAGATTTGTTTCCGCCATATAGGTTTGCACTTGTTTGTACCCATTTTTTGCTTTTTCTTAATGCCATACATAATTGTGGATGGGATGTATGAAAGTATGTAGGATATTTTTTATTACATCTTCCATTACCTTCTAAATGGTACTGAGCAATCCATTCTAAAAATCTCACTCCTACGCCTGCACCTTGCCACTCTGGCATTGTAACTAGTCTTGTGGCCCTATATCCTTTGGAAGTAAAAAAAGGAGCAACTGCTACATGACAAGCTAGTTCTCCATCTACTACTCCAATAAAATACTCCGCACAAGGCGGCATTGGTAGATCTAAATAATAATGTGGTTTAAAATATTTCCAGTAACTTTGGTCGACCTTGAATACTTGTAGGTCAATTTTTGGTCTTTGCCTGGCCAACCCACGCTCGAATATTTTTGTTTTTGTATCAAATACCCAGTCGGGCTTAACCCAGTCTAAAATATCATAGTGTGGGGTTAATAACACCACCTTTCCATTTGGATTTGTTCTTCGCCAAGCCTTTTGAAATGCTTGTGATCCAATTCTTGCTATTTGTCTATCTATTACAGATGTAAACTCATCTACTACAACCTTTTCCGGTTTTTCACAAATTAGTCTTGCAAGTCCTGCTCTAAACTGTTCTCCATTAGATAGTACCCTAAATGGTCGTAGCCACGCTGGTACATCTCCTAATCCAACATTTGCAAGAGCTCCTGTTACTTCGTTAAAATCTCCATTGGGTGCAATTTCATCTATTATCGGTTTATCTGGAGCCCAGCCTTTTGTATAATCGTGAATAAGATTCTCACCAAATATAACTTTTCCTATGCTAGACTTTCCGCTTCCACTTGGACCAACTACAACTCCAATTTGCCATTCTCCTGATAAATCTATTTCTGCTTCCAAATCAAAATTGCAGCCACTTTCTGCATTAAATAATGACTTTACCCTTGCTGCTCTATAACTATTGAAATCTTGAACTCTATTGTGTATTTCTATTTTAGTTGTCTTTCCCATTAGGTTGTCACCACCTTACATTCGTAGCCTTTTTCTAGTAACTCGTTATATACTTTCTCCTGGTCTGCTTCATCCTTGCATATAACAATTACTCCATATTGCTCTTTATAATTAAAGCTACTTTCTGTGGCAGCATTGGCTTCCTTATCTCTGTTGTCTAATTCCTCCTCTAGCTCCTTTATGTCGAATTCAAAGTCTTTCATATCGATATTAGATATTTTTGCTAATTCTTCTTCTAGTAAATCAATATCAAATCCCGTATTCATAGTTAGTTTATTATGCACAAGCATATATGCAACTTTCTGTTCTTCAGATAAATGTGTTAACCTTATAACTTCTATCTCTTTAAGTCCCATATCTTTTTGTGCTAAATAACGGCCCTCACCTTCGATAATAAATCCATTTTCATCAATAGAAATTGGATCATTGTTTCCAAATTCCTGCATCGATTTTTTTATTTCTTCGATTTGTTCTGCTGTGTGAATTTTAGCATTATTAGGATAAACCTTAACGCTATCAATGTTTACTTTTTCAATTTTCATATTAACCCTCCTAAATTGCAACAATCCTTTTTATTATGATTAATGTTGCTTTTCCAATATTCAAAATGTTCATCTACATCTTCGCATACGCTTATTTGCTCAAAGCCTGTAATTTTTTGTAGATATTGCTTTTTAATGCTTAAAGGTAAATGCTCATATCCTGCATGTTTTACTGTATAATTTGAATAATCAATATCAAACCATTGCTTAATCCAATGATTCACTCTCAAAAATTCAACTAAAATTTTATTGCATTTTATGTTGTTTAGTATTTCAAAATCTATGTACTCATAAATAAAAGGACTTAATCTCACTTGTACATCAAATCCATTTTTATAGAGTTTTTCTATTGCCTCTATTCTTTTACTTGGAACTGTCGCTTTTTCATATTCAAGTGACTTACTATCGTTCGTAGTAGTAACTGTTACTTGAAAATGAGCCAGTTCTTTATCATAAATTTCTAAATACTCATCATTTGCAACAATAGCTGACTTTGTAACTATCAAATACCCTATTCTTCTTTTATTCAGGTATTTAATAATTTTGTAAGTAATTCTATTGGTTAGTTCTGCAGGTTGGAAGCAATCAGTCATCCCGCCCAGCCTTACTATTGTTCCTTTAGGTAATTTGTTAATTTTCCTTTTTAGTTTTTCAATATTGGCCACACTTGGGTTTTCTGGATTCCATAAACCTCTAAAGCTCAATAGGGATTTAGCATAGCAATATTTACAGTCATGGCTACAACCGACACCCGATAAGTATCTAACCTTATAGGGTAATTACACTTGTCGCCTTCATTTCCGCCTACTTCCTTATAAAAGCTCTTAAATTGTTTCATCAAACTCCTTTCTCAAAATAAAAAAGACCTGCAAAGGCCTTTTAGGGGATCAATATTTTGTTATTTATAATTTTGGATATTACCATTATAAAATATTGATAATGACATGTCAATGACATGTTTCTGACAAATTTTATTCCATCTTTCGTATTCCATCTATACCAAACATAAAAACTGCAATTTCTTCTACTGCAATATTTCTGTCACGATGTACTTGTCTTTCACTTATATTATATTTTTCTGCTAAAACTGACATGGCAGGTTGTTTTTTTCCTTTTATATATAAGTCCTCAAGTATATGTGCTCTCCTATGTTTCTCGTCATTTTTACTACTGTCCGCTTCAAAAATATAAAAATTTACAATATTTTTTATATGCTCTAATATTATTTCTGTTCTCTTTTTAGATGCTAATATTGACTGCACAACCGTAACTTCATCATAAGTAGAGCAATATAGCTTATCTAATATTTCCTCTACTGTTGCACTTTCTAGTTCTTTTTCTGTAAATGTTGCTTGCTTACAAGCACTTATAAACTTTCTATAATTCTTTAATAATAATCTTGTGTTTTTTAATTTAGTATCATATGTAATTTTTTCTTTTAATTTCTTTTCATTTCTTGCCTGTTCCAACCCTTGTTTAATTCCTCTTGCTACTCCTGCAGCAACAAGTTGTTCAATAATATCTAACATTTTACTATCTTTTTCAGATATTTCCATCCTTTCCATACAAAACCCTCTTTCCGGATTGCATGCTTTATACTTTAGTTTATTACAATTTTGTGACCATTACTTTATAATACAATATCCTATTTTTTAATTATTTTTTATTTAATATGTAATACAATTCTTTTATTACTTTAGCATCATATAGTGAATTATGTTTATCTCCTTCGATTTCTATTTTATTTTCCTCTAATATTTCTTCTCTTGACTTGTTAAACGCTTCTTTTTGCGATATTCCATAGTACTTTGCTATATCCTGGTTTATATCATAGCAACTTGGAGAGCATTGTCCTGGTAATTCAAATGCAGTTCCAAATAAATCAATAAGTAACACCATATCATAATGGCATACATCTGATATAAACTCTACTTGATCAAATTGTGCAAGCCAGTTTTCTAATGTCTTTCCTATATCTGCTTTTGTTCCCAAATGATAATTCTCTACATATACTGATTCTCTTTTTTTCCAATTTCTTTGTAGTGTATGTTCTAGTACATTTGCTTGTATCCAATCATCGCATTGTTTAGAATCATAGTCTGTAAATTCAGCATAAAATTGCTTTCCATCTTCCGTTATCATACCAATACTAACTATTGTTGTGTCTTTGCGAAGCCCTGTAAACTCTGTATCAAAAAATATTTTCATTTATTGTACCTCCATATTTCTTACACCTATTTGAGGTTTATTTCCAAAGAAATCGCTATATAATATTTTTATTCCGTATTTCATTGCTACTTCATGTTCTATAATACAACCTCTAGCTTCTCTCCAACCATCGCACATATACAATGCATCTATATCTTTCATTGCACTTATTGATTTTCCTAGATAATAAACCGCTGCATTACAATTTTCTGGTGCCTCTTCGGTAAACATTGTATCAATTACTGCTATGTGCATTTTTTCAAAATTATCTACTATTCTTTTTCTTTCCTCTTTTATTTGCTCCTCTGTTCTTCCTTTCATCGGCTGACTTATCATTACTTTCATTTTCTTTTTCCTCCTTTTTTAATATTTCTAATAGCTGTAACCAGCACTCTTTGTCGCACTCATCTCCATAACTAATTGGATTTTCTATATCTCTAACCATTACTTGCTTGTCCTTATTAGTTATTAGATGCAGATTATTTTTTATAAACTCGCAGGTCCATTGGACTATATATGTTCTTCTTCCTAGTGCGTACCTTTCTGCACCTACTAACATTGCACTTATATCTTCAATTTTTCCATTTAATTTTATTTCCATAGTTTATAATTCTCCTCTTTTCTTCAAAGCAATTAAGATCGCTTTTTGATTTTGCATTACACCTAATACTTCCTGAACATGAATTTGCATTTTTACATTTAGAATTATAACCATTTTCTCCAATTAGAAGAAATAAAATTGAAAATGGAATCAATAAAAAAATAATACATATTACTAAAAAAATTCTCATTTTTAAAGTTCTCCTTTTTGTATGATTTTTTCCTTATCAATAATCATAATAGTATTTTTCATATTTTCATATTTCGTTCTTGAAAAATAGCTTGCCTTTGCTTTTGTTGTAGTAATAAACCCGCATATTTCCACTAGGTCATATCCATTTGCATTTTCTACTACCGCAAAATCTCCTAATTTACAAGGCATCATTTTTTCTAGCTTCCAGTATAGTGTTTCTCCATTTCTGTTATTTAATCTACCTGCTATTAGGTCTACTGTTTCATCCATACTTTTTTCTCCTTTCTATTCAATTTTTTTATAGATTCATATTTTTTTATACTATTTAGTCCATTATTATAATTTATCTTTACAATTTCATTTGTTTTGAAAAACTCCTTAATATCGTACATTTCATCATCAATAATTAGAATTCTATCTTCAGCTTTTATATTATCTTCGCACCATTTTTTTATTTCTTTTCCCCTGTAACCATCAATATGTGGTGTTGTAGAATGAATCTTAATACCATACTCCATAAGCCTTGCCTTCAATACAATCATTCCATTAGTTGTTCTTCTCCATGAAGATGATAATACTATTTTTGCTCCTGTCTTTTTTATTATCTTTTTTAAGTTAACGAGTGATTTAGGATTAAATGGCATATCCTCGCAAAAAAATCTTCCACCATACTTTTTATGTTGCTTTGAATAGTGTTTCTTATTATTTAGAACTCCATCTACATCTAAAAATATGTATTTCATTCTTTTACCTCCTCTAAATATAATTCACGATCTAAAAAGCTGCACCAGTCTGCAATATCTGAGAATGTAATTGAATATGTATTTCCAGTCCTTCTGTATCCATCTAAAACACGCCATTTCTTTTCTCTAGTGTCCCATATTGGTTGTCCTACATACTGCTCTAATTCGTGCCATTTTATTGCTACTGGTTTCATTTTTGGCTCCACTTCATTGTCAACTTTTTTAGGAATTTCACTTTGTTTTGTCCTGCTAGTTTTCTTATTAGGCATTATTACCACCTCCCTCTTGTATTCATTTTTTATCTGACTACCTTTTACTTTCTTAAGGATCTTCCGCACATTGGACAATAATTTACTTGAAAAAATTGACTTGGTTTATATCCATCATTGTCCTGTCCTTCTATTTCAACATATAACATATATCCCCAAGATTTCTTTTGATTAATAATTTCCATATGCGTTTCTTTTTCGTTATCTATGTCTAATATTTTTTTATTATTTATTATTTTTTCACAATATTCACACATATTTTTTTACCTCTAGTATTTCTATAATTTTAATTATGTAATAGTTAATATCTGGATCCGCTCCCCATTCTTTCTTGCCTTCTCCAATTTCTACAGTACATTTACATTTAACTGATGGTGAGTTATGGCTATAACCATTTCTTAATATTATTGTTGTTACTTTCCCTGTTCCTTCTGTTAGATATCCTAGTCTTTTGTCATAATATGGTTTTATTTCCCTATATTCTTCTTTTTTCTCGCCACTTATAATCATATCAAACCATTGTTTTTTTATTGGTAACACTAACATTTGTTATTCCTCCTTTGGTAAAGCATACACTCTATCTCTTTGCATACTCCTTAACATAGATGATAATATAACTTCCTTGTCTGCCTTTAAATCTCTACTTCTAGCTGGTCTTATACAATATAATTCTTTTAGCCCATCTATTGGCTCTGTATAGTAACTTGTTCTCTTGGCCCCATGTTCATTTATTATTTCTGTTTTTTCTCTTTCTTCTAGCCTGTCTATTGCTACATAAACACCTATTCCAACTGGTATTTCGTTTTTTACTTGTTCATATAATTCGTAAGGCATAACAAAATAATTTTTATGGCCTATAAATGTTAAGTGATTCTTGCTGTGAAAGTCTTGTTTAGATTGTTTTATTTCGTAACAAGTTATTTCCCTTTGGCAATTATATTTAATACAATCTACTATTTCTCCGCCATACCAACCAATAGTACATTCAAATACATAAAAGTCGTTGCGACTATCGAACTTTGACATCAAAAGTCTTTCTAGCTTTTTAGTCCTTTCTGTTTTCATATTTCTATTCTCCACCTACCTTCCTACACATATTCCTTTCGCTGTCCCAAGCTGCACATTGTTCTTTGTAACATTCACTAAACTGTTGTGTCTCAATTAATACCTGGTATTCTCCCGTTACCATATTGTCTATATTAACTATTGGCCTTCTAATATTTTGTTGTATCACTTTGTACATTTCAGGACATTTCATAATTACATTTCTCCTTCTTTTTCCGCTTCTTTAATAATTGTTTCAATAATATTTTGTACTGCTAAAGGTGTATATCTTATTTTGCTATTATGGAAAGCCTCTGCAATTATTTCTGCATCATTTCTTTGCAATCCGCAACCCATTAACAACTTTTTAAATCTCTTTCTTGTAATTGTTTCTAATCCTACCATTTTGTGTAACCTTCTGGCTGATGCCTTGTCCATTGTAAATGTAGCTCCACTTTGCATTGATTCTGCGTAATATCTCATTGCATCTGCCGCATCATCCTTTTCTTCTTTAGCAGTATTTTCTAATTGTGCTATTTGTGCAATTTTATTGATATTTCCTTCCTTATCCTGTATGAAAATATCTCCATCCATTATTTCTTTTACATTATCTGTTGGCATATTGCTCCTCCTTTCTTTCCGATTTATCTTTATCATGTATTCCAAATGGCAATTCAAATCCTTTTTCAAATACCCATAAATGATACATATTAGCTGCATCAATTAATCTTTCGCTACTTGGGAATACCTCAACTGCTGTTCTATCTTCACCAAATAAGCTATTTTTTAACCATTGTTTTTCAGCCCATGTTATATCAGTTCCATTTAGATTTCTAAAACAACAATGTATTATTTTTCCCCATTCTGTTTCAATTTCTCTTGTCATTGCTGCATATTGTCCATTATATATGTAGCATTTATCCATCTGTGCAAACCAGCCCTTTCCTTGTTTCAGGGCTTTAGGAGATGGCTTTTCGATCCACTTATTTTCAGTATTTATTCTCACTCTTCTTCATCCTCCTTCGATATCTGTAAAATACACATAAGCCCGATACCTATTATTGCTCCTATAAATATACCTAATAAAAACTTAAACATTTGCAGCACCTACTTTCCATATAATTCATACATATGTATTGTTTCTCTTAATGAATCTAACTCTATATACTGTTCTATTATTGTTTTTTCTTGGTCCTCTACCTTGTTTTCTAGTTCCTGGTTTACTGCTACATATCCTGCTGCAAACCCTAGTATAAATGATATTATTATTACTAAAATTCCCTTTATGCTTTCATTTCTTGCGTGTATTTCTTTGTCATAATACTTTGTTTTCATTTGTTTATCACCCTTTCATATTTGGTATGTATTCTCTACATTTCTTACAACTATTGTAATAATCTGTAGGTATCCAGTCTGTTTTTACTAATACTGGATAGTTATATTTCATACAGGCGAAGTCTCCCTCGCCTATATATTGGCACTCATCACATTGCTCACAATTATTTATTGCACCCTGGTATTTATATCTTTTTCTTTGTACTGGTTTTGCCATTATTTCTCCTTCCTATCTGTAGCATAATGTATTTTTGCAAATCAATATTTTTCTTTGTTCTGCAGATATTTAGATCCTGGATTTCATTTTCCAGTTCTACAATTCTATTTTGCAATTTTCTATTTTTATATACTTCATCGTAGTAAAGTTGTTCGTAATCTATATCTTTTTTCATACTACATTTCCTTTTTTCTTTTATTTACTTTATCTAAAACCTTTGCAACTGTTACACCTGCTTTTGTTAGTTCTTTGTCATTCTTAAATAAGTTTTTTTGATTCATTATAAAAGACTGTGCATAAGACACCAAAATCAAATTGTCTAGTGTTATATTCTGCCTATTTCCATCTGCAAATATTAATCTATGTTTTTTAGGTATTGGCCCATTTACTTTTTCCCATAATACCCTATGCTTTGGTCGCCACTTGTTTGGCTCTGCAACTTTTACAAGAACATATCCATCTCGATCTATTCTTTCACTTCCAACTGGCTTATGATTTTGTGGAACTTGTCCCTTTTTGAACATTGTTGCTTTACATTTTTCATATTGTTCAGGGCTCATAGAGCCCTTTTTACCTTTATTCCATGGAACTAATCCTTTTGGAAATTGTCCTCCCATTATTCCGCTTCTAATGCCTAATTTAGTCTTTTGGTTAGCAATAGCATTCTCGCTTATATTTGTATTAAATCTCTTATTAAACCTTTGTGTTAATTCCTTTAATGTTATACCCTTTACATTGTCTATCAAAAATTGATATTCTTCTTCGGTATATTTATGTGGCATCGCTTCCATCTCCTATTTGTAGCATATCTGGTATTTGATTTGTTTTTCCATACTCATCGAAATGCTTTTGTGCTTTTAGTGCTAACTCCCCATTGTTTATAATTGTTTGTGCAATATGTGACATTGATTTTGCTCTTTCCATTTCTTCCTGTAGTGCTTCTCCTTTTAGTTCTTCATCATTTAGCCTTTCTAATTCTTCAAATAAATGATTATTTAGATCAACTAACTTATTTTTTGTACCCATTTTATTTTTCCTCCTTTGCATTTTGTATTTGATAGCATGCTGCTCTTACTTCCTTATATATTTCTTGTGTTGTCCACTTTTTATTACCCATTTGCAAACTTTCAGGTACTCTTTCATAATACCCCATATAATCACCACAATGGGCATAATCCCAGCCAATAAACCATCCTTCAATATTTTTTTCATTATTAGTATATAATCCTTCTTCAGCATATGTAATTCCACCATGTACCGCTATGTCTATATCGCAAATATCTTTACCAAAATACTTTGAATCTTCAGGTATTTTTATATAAGCTACTGGATGTGTTCCTAAACTTATAATGTAATACAATAATCCAAAACAAAAGCCTGTATCTAAAATTTCTCTTTTATAATCAAATTGATATTTCATTTCCTTCACAATCCTATACCTCCTTAATTTTCAAATTGTATTTATCTTCAAATACTTTCTTTTTCGCTATGTATTCTTTAGTCTTAAAACCTTTTGTATCAACTATTTCCGTTGTATCATCATTATGAAATATTATAAAGTCAGCTTTGTACTTTAATCCTGGAGCTAGTATAAATACAGGCTGCAAACAAAAACCTTTGATGTCTCCGCTCTGCAGCCTTAATTTTAATTCGCAATAATAGTCTGCTTCTTTTTTGCTATCGAATGTTTGCCCATCAACGGAAGTTTTTACTGCTCCATATTTGCTTTTTTTATTTCCTTTTTTCTGATATTCTTTGTATTGATCAACAGTCCAATGTTCCTGCATATTACTACTCCTTTTTGCTCTTTGCACATTTTAGATCCTTTACAACTCTTGGTGTATATTTTCTTGTCTGTTGGTTATTTATTAGTGTATCTATATTATTTATAGCTTGTCTTGTATCGGCTATAATTCCTTTTGTTATGTATTTATCCGTGTAACCTTTTAATGTATTTATAACTTCTAGTTTATCCTTTAATACTCGCCTTTCTTTTCTAGTTCTAATCAGTTCCTTAGATACCTTTAATATTTCAAGTCCGCTTAAATTTCCCAATTCAAGCTCGTGTAAATAATCTTCTTGTTCCGCACCTTTTAAGTCTATTTTATTTTCTAATTCTTTCTTTATATCATCTAAATCTGTAAATAGCTGCTCTATTTCTAATAATAAAATTTTTGATTCTTCGATATTATCAATTTGCATACATATCAACCTTTCTCCATTGTATATCTCTTATATTCGTGTTTGTTTCCAAAAATTATCGGTACGAACATAAGTTATTATTTTGTTTTATGTTTACTTTTAATTAATTTTAGCTTTACAAGTAGGTCTATAAGCTCCTGCGTTGTTTTACATTTTCTTATTTCTACTGATATTGCATCCGAGTATGCCATGCAACCTACTGCAAATCCTATAATAAAAACTAATATATAAAGCATAATCCCTCCTACATACTTATATGATTTCCTGTTCTCAACTTATTGTGTTCGCAAGTTTCGAATAAACCTACTGGCTTACTTTTCAATAAACAATGTGGAAATTCACAATTTAGAGTTGGCACACACCACTCGCAGTTTTCACAAATTTTTAGTCCCCTAGAAATTAGATCCTTTTCTTCAATAAATGCCATTTCTAATAATCCCCCATTTCATAAATTGTATCTGTATCAAGCTGCTTACTTAATTCTGTTTGTTCTAGTGCAGAAAGCAGGCATTGCTTAAAGTACGCTTTTGGTTTTTGTATTTTTTGTTTTGTATTAGCAACTGCAAAATTCCTTAATGCATAATCTATATGTGATATGGTAATGTTCATTATCTTTTCTCTTGTTACTGGATTCATATATATTTCTTTCATTATTTCAGTAATTTCATCGCCTAGACTACCATTATGGCTATATAGTCCCACTTTTGACTGAGTAACAATATTATCAAATACAGTCTTATCTATCTCATCCATCATCCCTTCTAAAAAACTACTTCCGCTATTTCCTGTGCTGTGATTAGATGGATAGATAGATTTAATCTCATTTAATTTAATTTTATTTAATTTCTTTTGATTTGATTTTATTTCATTTAATTTGCATAATTTTGCATATACATTTTTTAATTTTGTATTGCTTTTGTATTTCTTTTTATATGCACTTGCATTACACTTGCATATTTTTCTTATGCTTTTGCATTGTTTTGCATTTCCTTTTGTATCTTTTTCCTTTTTCTTTTCCTTGTTCCACCTTGCATTTGCTGCTTGGCTTCTTTTCTCTTTTAGATCTTCGTATTTTTCCATTCTTCGTAATAAACTTGCTGACCAAAAGGACTTATTATCTGCATTAAATAGCCCGTTACCGCTTTCGCTATCTGTATATTCATTTATACAATCCGACAGATATTTCTCTACATCTATGCTTGTTCCTGTTTGCATTTTTATTGCTCTGTATGTATTTTTATTAAGAGGTAATTTGTATGTTGCTTCATTTCGCAGCATTTCAATAATGGCCCAGTATAAGCCATAAGATTCAAATCCGATAATCACATCTCATTGCTAATATTTTTGGATCCGATAATGCATTTGCATCATGACTAAAATAGTAAACATCTTTTTTTATGGCCATATATTATTACCTCTCCTTTCCTTTATCTTTTAGAATAGTATCCATTGTAATCTGCTGATTTTTATATACATCATTTAAGTATCTACCTTCGCAAACTGGACCAAATCCCCTTTGGATACTTTTCCATGTTTTCAATTCTTTACCACACATTCTGCACTTAAAAGAATTATCTTGTATATCCGGGCATTTTTTTAATGCCTTTATTGCTAGACTTATAGCTTTTATATCTTCTAAATAAACCTCATCTAGTTTATTATTATGAATGAAACTTAATCTATCTTGTTTTAGATTCTCTAATTGACTTATTGCTTTTATACTATTCATATAACCACCTCATCAAAATGGATATAACTTTAGTTCAATATTTAGTCCTGGTTGTGCAATAGTAGTTTGTATTCCTGTCTGTTCATATACCTTGCTCTGCATAATTCCTTGGTTTGAATTATCATTTGAAAGGTGGCAAAGTATAATATTTTTTGTGTATTTTAGATCATTAGCTTGTAAAAACTTCAGTACATTTTCCAAACTAAAATGGCTTTCTAATAACCTGCTATATCTAGTTTTATTTATTACTCCATTTCCAACATTTTCTTTTGCAATTTCCGTATTATAGTTGCACTCTAAAAGTAAATAATTTAATTTACTAAACTTGTATTTTATATAATATGTATCTGTAGCATAAAGCAATTTTTCTCCAGTTGGTTTGTATTGTATTAGAAATCCTAGTGGCTCTGCTGCATCGTGTTGTGTATCAAATGGTAATATTGTAAAATTGCCTATTTCAAATTGCTTTAATGCTTCTATTATCTTAAACCTATGACCCGCTAACTTTAGCCTTTGAAAAGTCCCTGCTGATGCATATATATTTATTCCATTTCTAGCAAAGTCAGGAGCATATTTTAAGTGGTCCATATGTTCATGTGTAACCAACACACCTTTTATCCCTTTAAAGTTATATTCAAGTTGCTTTTGTACCTCCTTAAAATTGATACCTGCATCTAATATCAATTTATCTGCTTGTGAGGCTTCTATCAGGTAGCAGTTACCCGATGAACTGCTACCTAATACTTTTAGTTTCATTAAAACGCTGGTTTTTCTTCTTGTGGATTTTTTTCATTTACTGATGCAGCATCATCTTTTTCATTTTCCTTTTCAACTATTTCCTCGTTTTCTTCTGCTGGTGCTTCTTCTATATCAATTTCTTCTTTATTCGCATTTTCTTCCACTTCTTTGCTAACCGCTTCTTCTTGGCTCACGATTATATAATCTTCTGGATTTAATTCTATTGCCTCTTCTGCAGTATAAAATCCCATAGTTAAATCACTACAATGTAATCTTGCGAAGAAACTTACAGCTCTATATCTAATCATTACTTCAGGCATTGTTTTCCACTTACTTCCTGACTTATTTATCCAGCCTTCCTTCTCGGCCATTTCCATTGTGATCCATGGTCCATCTAGTCTATTTCCATCGTTGTCTAAAACATATGCCCTGCATTTCATATCAGGTTTTCCTTCGTTTATCATTTCATACTGTATATTTGTTTTGAATTTTTTACTTGCATTTATTGTCGCACTTAAAAACTGACTACTCCAAGCTGGTCTACCATTTACTATGTATAGGTTTTGCATAACCATTAAAGGGTTAGCATTTAGTCTATTAGCCACATCTATTGCTATAACAATATTGGCTGGGTTATTGTAATAATCTTTTGGAATAATTGTACTTTTTGCTAGTGCCTCTGACATCCTATATACTTGTGCAAAGTCCCCAACGCTTTTGAAAGCATCAAACTTTCTTAACTCACTATTTTCTGTTTTTACTAATTCTTTTTCTTTACTCATAATTACTCAACCCCCATTTTCTTAATCATTTTTATAAATTCTTCAGCATCTTTGCCCTCAATTTTTCCTATCATAACTTTATCTTTTGTTTCTTTATTATTATCCTCTGCATCTACTTCTTGATCTGCTTGCTTTAATGCATTACCTGCTACAAATCCACTTATAAAAGCTAGTCCTATTTTTTCTAATTCATTTAACTCTTCCATCTTTAATTTGTCCCCCTTACAATAAATTTCATTCCTGTTCTTTCTTCTCCCTCTATATTTACTGTACTAAATGCAGGAATACATACTAGATCTACTCCTGATGCTGCTACAAATCCTCTTGCTATCGCTATTGCTTTTACTACTTGATTTATTGCTCCTGCTCCTATTGCCTGTAATTCTACTTTTCCTTTTTCCGCTATTATTCCAGCTATTGCACCCGCTACTGAATTTGGGTTTGATTTACTTGATACTTTTAACATTTCACTATTCATTTAGTTTTCCTCCTCTTTCTTTTCTTGTTCTTCTAATATATCTAAAATTTTGTTTATATCTGAAACGACATCTTGTCTACTTTGTTTTGTTTCTTCTGTTATCAGTTGTATTGCTTCTGCAATTCCTACTAATACATCAACTGTTTCGGTATTGTTAAATACAACCTCTACACCTTCATCGCTTTTTGTAAATTTAACTATCATTCTAGCTTTCATTTATGCCACCTCGATTCTTAATTGAGAATCTGTTGTTACTATTAAGCTAATTATTTGTGCACTTATTGTATGCAAGCTGTTTATACTTTCCCTATTATCTATAAAGATTGGTGCTGATGTGTTGTAAAATCTAGATAAAGTTTTAATAATATCCAATCCAGCTAGGATTTTATGTGCATTATTTACATCTGCATATGGTACACCATTTACAAGTGTATCGCAGCACTCAACAAGTCCGCCATTAATTTGCGTATCAAATAACCTGAATCGTACTATTTCAAAATTACTATTGATTGCATTTTCCAATAATTCAACTTTCGTTTTTGTAAATTCTTCTATTTGATATTGTTGTGCTTCTAGATCCTGTACTTTTTGCGATAGGATTTCTTCTTCCGCTTCTAGTTCTTCTATACGAGCTTTCGTTTTCTCTTGTGTATCTCTTTCATTTAACTTTTTATCTATTTCATTTATTTGCTCCATTAATTTTGCCTTTTTATTACTAATTTCTGTAGTATCACTTTGTACGATTTTAGATATTACTGCTTGTAGCTCATCAACTTGTTTCATTTTCTCCTGGTATTGTGGTAATTTAGTTACATCAAAAGGCTCAATTTTGCTTTGTTCTTTTGCATTTTCTTCTAATTTTGTACTTATATCCAACAACTCTTTTTCTGTTTTTTGCATTGACTCTTGTAGTTCTTCTATCTTATTTTTATTTTCTTCTATAACACTATTTAGAGCCTGTCCTTCTTTGTTTATTCGTTGCTTTTCACTCTCTTTGTGTTCATTAAAGTTATTTATAAATGTAGCTTTCATTTCTTCAATCTTTTCTGCTGGATATTCTCTCTTGCAAGTAGGGCAAATAAATGAGTTTGGATCAAATTCTAACTTTGTATTTAATAGCTCATCCCATTTTTTATATAATTCTTGCTTACTAGATTCTGCATTTTCTACTCTTCGTTTTCTTTCTTCTAATTCTGCATCAAGATTTCTTTTTCTACTTTCCAATACAGCCTTTTCGCTTTCAAGTTTTATTGTAGCTTCCGATTGCTGTTTACTATGTTCTGTTTCTAGTTTTAGTTTCAATGTATTTAACTCATTTTTTGCTGCTGCTAATTGGTCAGCTGTTTTCATATTTTCCTTGGCCCTGGCTTGAATGTCTGTCATTTCTGCATCTATTTTTTGTATTTCTGTATTACAAGCAGACTTTTCCTTTTCTAATTCCTCATAGTTGATATCATGCTCTGTAATCAAGGTTTTAGTTAGCTCATCTATTCTTATTGGTATTTTTTCCTTTTCATTGTTCAAATCCTTAATTTTAGAAGCTACAACCTTTTTATAATCTTCTATTGTTCTTCCATCTAAGTTACTTTTTAATATTTCAAATTGCTCATTTGAATTTAAGATGTCCTCATCTGTAATAGTAGTTCCTGAAATGTTTATTAGTAACTCTCTTCTTTCCTTCCAGCTCATTTGGTTATTAAAAAACAATGGATCCGTTATTAACTTGAATAAACTCTCTGGTATAATATTGTTAATTTTTTCTTCGTAATCTTTCTTTTTCACTGGTACTTCATCAATCCAATAATTAGTTTCGTGGCCAGAGAATTCTTGTTGTTCTTGTCCTCTTTTCTTTACCCATTTTTCTTGAAGCATTTTTCTAAATATCATGTCTTGTCCATCAATTATTAAAGTAGCTTCTACTTCATGTTCTAAATGATGTATTGGATTATTGTCTTTGTCTAGTGTTTTTATATTAAAATCTTTTCTGTCGTTACTATCTTTGTCAAAAAATAACCATTTGAAAGCATCAAATATTGTAGTTTTTCCTGTTGCATTTTTTCCATAAATGTCTGTATTTTTGCCATCAAATGCAATTTCTAATTCTTTTATTCCTTTAAAGTTTTTCATTTTTAAGTTAAACAGTTTTATTTCCATTACATTTCATTCCTTCCTTATTTATTATTGCTTGTGCATCTTCCATTGCTTCCTTAAATCCACAATCTGCACATATATCTGTTTTATTATCTCTACGGCTTAACGCTGGTCTTTCTCCAAGTGGTCCCCCACATTTAGGGCATTTCTCCATTTCTATCACTTCCTTTACAAATATTCCTCATACTTTTCGCTTATACTTTTAATCCACTCTATATCGACTCTATCTAAATATGTACTCCATGCCCCTTTATAGGTATTCCACCACCAGCCTTTTTTCTTCAAGGCATATATTAGTTGTTGTTTACATTTCATAGTAAATTTTATATAAGCTCGATCTCCTTCAATATAGGATGTAAAATTTTCATCCTCATAGATAATTTCCTTTTTTATTTCTTTTATTTCCCCATTAATTGATGCTTGATATAATTTATATATGTTGCTATTTTTTCTCCATTTGTATTTTTCTTGCAGTTGCTCATATACTTCTATGAACTTTTTGTTATCAATAGTTGCCAAGCTCATAATATCTTTTGTTGGATCCAACCCTAGTTGTATAAGTCTTTTTATTCCATCAACAATATATTTTACTTTTTCATCTTTTGAATCTTCTTTTTTTGCATTTTCTACTTGTTTCCTTAAATCATCAAACCATTTGCAAAATTCCTGTGACGCTTTTAATATTTGTTCACTTTTGTCAAGTTTTTTAGCATTATAATTCGCTGGCCCTGCCACCATAACTGGTACATGCTGTGCTTCATACTCTAGCATTTTTGAACATTTTTTATAGACTTGATCTAATATTTTTTGTTTTTTAGCATCAGATATTGGCCATTCCATAACTTCGTTAATATATGATTTATAGCTTTCTTCTGCATGATTTCCTCTATTATAGAAGCTATTATTGTTTGCCCTTTGTATTAAGTCCTGGTCTAATTCATGTATTTCCATATTACTCCTCTCTTGATTTCTTTAAATATGTGTGCTACAATACTCAAAGAAACATTTATATAAGTGTTTTAATTAGAACTATTTACTACTTTTGCCGGTGGTCTGTAGTTCTATTTCATTTTCCTGACTTGGTAGATCTAAATCATATAGATCAACTGCTATTCTTCTGTAAGTTTCTTCTGCAATTTCCTTCATTTTTCTTATTGCAATTTTTGAGTCATTGTAATTATTAGCTTCGCCAATATCAACAATTCGCTTTAATGTACTTAATATCTGCTGCTTAAAATCTTTGATTTCATTGTTTTTATGATCTAGTTGGGAATTTAGCAGTTCTATTTTGAAGTCTTTATCATTTTGTAGCTTTTCATTTAGGTTAGTATTGTCGTCTCTCATATGCTTTCCTGGCATTTATCTCACCCCTTTCATTAAATTTCTTAATTTATATTTCATTGTGGCCAATGTTATAATGTGCCAATAGTAGCATTTATCTAATTTATCTGGTTTATTTTCTTCCATTCTTTCCACCTCTTTTTTTGCTTTCACTTTCTTCGTAAATTGTTTCAATTACTAATATAATCAATAAACCTCCAATAGGTATTAAGTATTCTCCTCCATATGCTATATGACCTCTTACCTTGTTTGTGTAGTTTATTGCCAATATTGTTAATATGATAGTACCTATAAATACAACTATCTCTAATATTCTTACTAAAAATTTCTTCTTATTTACTATTTTCATTTATATTCACTCCTTCTATTATTCCAGCATATTCCTTCAAAAATTTACTTTTTATAATGTTATAACTCCATTTTCCTCCAGGCTTTTTTGGTGGAGTTGCACTTCCATAGTTTATAAATGGTAATCTTTGACTCCTTAGCCCTGCTCTTATGAATTCTGCATTAGCATGTATCATTCTAGCAGCTTCATAAGGGGTTAGAGTATCAACCGGTTTCAATTCTTCCATGTTTACCTCCTTTAATGTGTGGTGTTCCGCAATTTTAATTTTTCCATTTTTTGTTCCTCCTGTGCTTTTTTTTCACACTACTTTCAAAAAAAATTATGTGATTTCTACATATTCTTTGTAATCAAGACTGTTCTTTTCACAATAAGCAATAAGTGCATTACAGAATTTTGGACTATCTGCAGTTATTCTTTCATTTACTATTGCACTCACATATTCCCTTCCCATTCCTATTTCCTTTGCAAAATAGGAGTTGTTATCGTGGAACTTTTCTTTAATAAGTAGTCTAACCTTTTCTACTTTTGCTTCCATTTGTGCAGCCATATTATCTCTCCTTTCTTATGTGTGCTTTTTTTTCACACTTGCATTATATACTTATGTTTTTATAATGTCAATAGGTTTTGTACTTTTTTTTCACATTTTTTGTTGATTTTTTTTTCACTCCGTTATATAATATGTTTGTAAGGAGGTTTGCGTTGTGTTCGACCAAGACAAATTTAGTGAAATTATTATAAAGATAAAAAATTATTATGGATCTATATCAGACTTTGCTAATGCTGCAGATGTTGGTAGAAGTTACCTATCCAAATACAAAAATAAAAGAATCCCTGCCCCTCCTACTCCAAAAGTTTTAGAAAAAATTGCTGGAGCTTCTAATGGGATAACAGATTATGATGAGTTAATGCAAATTTGTGGTTACTTAGATACTAATATGTCCTCAAAGGATATTATGGCCCAAAATATATGTAAAGAATATGAAAGTAAAATTGATTCTCTTTTTACAGATATAGATAAAGATTTTATATTTGACTTACTTATAAAACAAAATGAACAAGATTCTACTATACTAAATCAAATAAGTAATTATATAGAAGCAAACTACGGATTTACTGATAATGCAAAAGCATTATTTAATATAATAGAAGAAATTGATAGTAAGATAAAAGATTTATTTTCTAAACAAACCAGCATAGGCATTCCGTTATATTCAATTAGCAAAGTTGCTATGTTTAAAATTGGGTATTTTTCTTTTGAAGATATACCATCAGAGGGTTATATAGCAGTCAAAGCTGTTACAGATAAAATGCTGCCCCTACTAGGAATTGATGATATAGCAGTTATTCACTTACAGGAAAGTATTATAGATGGTCAAACTGTACTTTTACTAATAGATAATTCATATTATGATATTGCAAAAATATTCTCTGAAGCTAATACCTGCAAATTGTATTTTATGAATTCCAAATTTGAAGAATTAGAACTATCAAGGATCAAAGTAATTGGAGATGTAGTTTTATGTCAAAATAGAAGTGCTTTCAAAAAAGGAGGTTTTTATGGGAATATTTAAAAATAAAAATAGCAATTTAAGTTGCCCATTGATTCATTTAGAAGGATTACCATTAGCAGCACAAACATCTTGCATTATTTCTTTAACAGATGATGCCTTAATTATAGAAACTATGAATAGTAAGCAAAGGTTTGAACTTAATATTTCTCAAGTTATAACTATTCAGCAAAATGCAAATAGGCAAGTTACAGAAAAGAAAAAAAGCGTTGTAAAAAGAGGTATTGCTGGCAATATGTTATTTGGATCTACTGGAGCAGTTGTTGGAGGTTTATCTGGATTAGGTACAAAGGAAATATCTCAATTAGTATATGACCTAACTATCGTTTATACTACAAATACAAATGAAACAAATACACTAATATTTAGATCGTTAAATCATAATGTTTGCAATAATATTATTGATAGTGTAAATTGTAAGATACCTGAAGAAAAAAGAAATATAAAATTATAAAAAAATCGGACAATGTGTTTAGTTTTTTGCGGAACACCACACATTGACCGGAGTGTAAACACTTCGAGAAGTGAATACTTTTATATTATATATAAAAAGCTTTCATTTTTCAAGTGTTATTGATGAAAAATGGAGGTTTTTTTAGTGAATAATAATTTTAATAGAAGAAGAAATGGTACAGGAACAGTTGTATTTTTAGGTAAAGGCAGATATAAACCCTATGCTCCAAGACTACTAGTTGGAAAAGATGAAGCTGGTAAACCAATATATTTTGATATAGATACTTTTGAAGCGGAATTAGATGCTTTAGTATGTTTAGAAAACTGGAATAAAAATCCTTACCCTTTGAAGATTGACAGAGCTAAGTACGATCGTATTACTATTTTTACTTGTTTTCCTGGAACAGATAATCCTTATCCACTAGTTCCTGTTGACAGTAAAAAGTCCTCAATACATAGAAAAGATAAAACACATTATACATTTAAACAAGTATTTGAAGAAATGCAAAAGGCTCTATTCCCTGATGAAGAAGAAATCAAGAAAGAATTAGAAGAACATATCAAGCCTGAAAATAAATATGCCTATCATAACTCAAGAAATATGCTGACTGCATATCATAATTCTGTGGGATTATACGATATTATATATAGAGAATTAAGAACATCCGATTTTCAAAAATATATGAAAGAATCAGGAAAAACGCCAAGTGCTATAAAGCAAATGGTACAACTGTATAAAAATATGGATAAATATGCGTTTCAAGAAGATATTATAGATAAATGCTATGCACAACATATAAATAAGACTAAATCTACTAGTCAGTCTCCTAGAAAGCCTTTCACTTATGAGCAAATCGAGTATTTGTGGAATATAGAGCCTGAAGATAAACAAGAAGAAATAGTCAAAGATATTTTATTATTAGCAAACTATACTGGATGTCGTGCTGAAGAATTATGCTTTATTTATACAAAAAATATTCATTTAGATGATAATTACTTTGTAGGCGGCTTAAAAACTGATAATGGTATTAATAGGGAAATTCCAATACATCCACTTGTTAAATATATTTTTGAAAAATACTACGATCCTAAAAACGAATTTTTATTCATGAAAGCAAATGGTAAAAGACTATTCTATGCAGACTACAATAATTACTATAATAATAAGTTCATTAAAAAGCATGAGTTTATAAAAGGAAAAACAGCACATTGCGGCAGACATGGATTAGAAACAGAATTAAAAAAATTAAATGTTAAGTCTCCTATTGTCAATTCTATACTTGGCCATAAAAATGGAAATGTCGGCGATGATGTTTATAATGATATTACTATTGAAGAAAAATTGGAAGCAATAAAAATGGTAACATTCAAAGCAGGTAAAATTTATGTACTAAAAAATGAAAGAAAAACCTCATAAGACTTAATAAAACTTGCTTAGTAAATAACAAACTAATAACAAATGAAATGCAGTAAATCGGCAAAGTGCTGGTATTACTGCATTTTTCTATATACTGTTTATTCCTGCTAGAATAATTTATTGAAAAATTGCAATTTTTCGCTTTTTGTTATTATTACACGCTTTTATTGATACTCTAGTGTTTAAGGCATTTTTTTAAGACCTTATAAAACCACCTTGGACCTTACTCGTTAATAACAAACTAATAACAATCGCTTTTTTAAGTCCATTTTTTCCTTGCCCAGTTATATCCATCAGAAACTCCCGCTCTATATACCTTATATGTATAGTTCTTAAATATTTTACTTAATATATACTCTAATGGATTTAGTTCTATATTCAATCTATCTCTCATAATACTCTCCTCCTAGAATCTTATTTAGAGATATCTCTTACTATATATTTTACCATTTTATGTAAATTTTAATAACTATGCCAGAGTGGAGGGTTAGTCCAATTCATTTATTAGAGTATCAATATATTCCGCCGTTTCGTTTTTCGACAAAATATGACAGTTTTTTACATTTTCTTCCTCTTTCTGTATGTATTGTTTCAGTCCTTCTATATCTTTATTTGATAAATATTTCTTTACTTGATAAATTATATCTGTACACTTACAAGATGACATATTAACCACCTACCTTACTGACTAAATTATATTATAAAAAGCCTATTTTGTAAAATAGTTATCTGTCATTTAAGTTCACCCATTTATAGTTAACACTGCAAAGAGTTAAAATATAATAGAGTTTCTTATACAATATCTGTAACAGAAAATACGGAAGGGGATGTAGCAATGATATATGTGAGAATAAGCGAAGTATTAAAAGAAAGAAAAAGAAGCAAATATTGGTTTATTAAGAATATGGAGCGGAGGTTATCAAGCCCTTTCTCATCTTATGGATAATGAAACTGTTAGCATTCACTTTTCAACTTTGGATCGTATATGTGAAATATTAGAGTGTGAGCCAGGAGATATTATTGTAAGAAAAAGGCGGGAAAGAAGGT